CCTCTCAAAATGAAATATAGCATTGTTTGCCCTAAGTCCAGTTATAAAAGGATTTGAAAGAAAGTCCTAAGAAGAAAAGAAGGGTTAGTTTTAGTGTCTCTTGCTATAGGGGTATTAGTGCCTCATGTGGATTCAGGTGGAATTGGAAGCCATAAGTAATATTTTCTTGTATTAATAAGTTAAAGTCTTATATATTATGACAATAATTTAAGGATTATAATGAATCTACCAGATAAATGGAAGCCTTCAAAGGTAAGGGCTTTAGAGTTTATGACAACATACCCAAGTGCCAAGATGGAAGAGGTGGCAGAAGAATCAGGGGTTACTAAATCAACTATACACCTATGGATGAGAGACCCAGAGTTTGTAGAGGTGTTCTATCAGAAATACATGGTTTCTTTCGGGTCTAAGCTACCATCTATCTTAAATGCCATGATTAGAGAAGCAGAAGCAGGTAATGTTCAAGCTGGTAGGCTTATACTTGAGCATTCAGGTAAACTTATAAAGAGGGTCGAAATCAATAACACCAAAAGCCCCTTTGAGAAGTTCTTAGGTCAGGATGCATATGAAGCAGAAGATGCGGAATTTACCGTTATGCCAGAGAGACCGATCTATGAAAAGAAGATGAAGCCTAAAACAAAGGCTCAAGAGAAAGCAGAGCTACGTAAGATAGAGAAAGCTATGGAAAAACGCAGGGAATCTGCCAAATGGCGTACCAGAGCTATGAAAGTAGGGGTAGAAGTCCTATCTCAAGGTAGGAAAACCCCGAACCAGATCAAAGAATGGCGTGAAAAAGTAGAAAAAGCCGAAATTCTGCCATAAGTCTCACTATTACTGGCTTTATGGGGGAAAAGCCATATCAAATCTACAAGTATACCCCCCTACCAAAGCCAGATCAAATCTACAAGGTGGGGTAAGCCCCTTTTTAGTACCCCTTCTCCTCGGTGAGAACATCAAACCCATGTCAAATACAGACTAACCCCTTTATATACTATAAAGGATATATATAAAACTATATACAAAGAATAGTCTATATTTGATATGGATATAGGCATTAATTAATATATATGAATTGGCAATTCAATAATTAATTAATATCAATACTCTTCTTTGTTGATTCTACGTGTTCTTTTTTTGGTATCTCGATTCGTAACACTCCATCTTCAAATTTGGCAGTAACCTCACTTGATAGATTATCACCTAATTTAAATGAACGCTTAAATGAGGAATGTTTGAGTTCTCTCACAAGATAACGGGCATCTGCATCTTCTAATTGATGCTTATCCCCGCTAATCGTTAAAACTCCATCTTCTACATCTATACCGAGTCGTTCTTTCGTCATCGATGGCATTTCAGCAACGATCACGACACATTCGTCATAATCAACCACATCTACCTTCGGGAAAGAACCGTGTTTAAAGGAAATCCCAAATTCTTTTTGGAAATTGGGGAATTGGCTTTGCACAATCTTATCGAACATTGTGTCAAAGGGTGTTAGGAATTCATCTCGATTGAAATGAATTGGTACTCTTGCTATTTTCATTATTAACTCCTATTGTTATGCAAGTTAGCATCCTCATTATGAGCGATGCTTAAAAAACTATTTAATAATCAGTTTTTAATTCTTCGGCAAATTCTTCTTCGATTTCATCGAGGAAATCATCTTCTGCCGAAACGGTGGATTGTTTTACGTTAAATGAATTGCAAGATGGACACTCTTCATTGGTTTCACCAATAGCGAGAGTATTCCAATCCCATGCACATTCATTACAAACCCATCGTTTTATGCTAAAATTTTTCATATTTTTATTGTATCATTGATCTCAATATCTTCTGGCATTAGCTGGCAGTAGCAATATTCTTTACAGACACTCCATCCTGAAGCTGGCATACCTCTCGATTCCCAGCCTTCCCATGTGTCAAGTTCTCCAGCTCTGCTCTCACAATCAGGGCATACATTCTTTGAGACAGTGACCCATCTCAGCTTTCGCCCCATCTCTCCGCTTCTGCGGAATGCTTGGTTAATTCCTCCAACAACTCCTCGTTTAACCGATCTGACGAATTCTCCAAAGATTCGCCCCTTACTCCTAAAGTCCGTATCAAGAACCCCAATAATTGATTGTTCGCTAACACCGCTTCGTGTAAGTCGTTCAATTTCTTGTCCAAGTCTTTCTGAGAAGATTCGGACATCGTATGATAATCCGAGAGCAATCCATAAAAGTATTTCTCTATCTTTGTCATCTAATCCTTCTTGATCTGCCATAATATACCCTAATTATGTTTTTAATACAAGTGGTGATTTACGACGAAGAGACTCTTTCATATTAGAAATTAAATTCTTAATGCCGTCTTTAGCTTTAGAGAGAACAATAAATTCTCTTTTCGTTACTCCGTCGCCAGTCTGATGGACTATGCCATAGCCTTTAAACTCGATACCACTATCGGTTGACTTGATACTATTATGCAATACCCCAGTTTCATACAATGGTGGGCTTTCTGGGTTCCCTCTTCTCTTCCTTCTTGCTTTTGTAGAATCAAATATGTCTGGATTTACCTTACCGCTTTTGATATAGTCTTTGGAGACACCCACAATCTCTTCTTTTGAGCTACTAAGGAATCCGTCGATCAGCTTTGGAATATCACTGGCAAGTTTGCCGAAATCAATCCCGACTTTTATCTCTAACTTCATTCCAGAAATCCTCCCCTAATTTTTTTGCTTCAAAGTATTTATCTTGATACTGAAGGATAATCCTCTCGACCTGTCTTTCTCCCCAAGCGACTGGATTTTCGATGATTTCCTTAATACTTCCTTCTAAGTTAATCTCAATGTCATTGATTTTGTCCAGTTTCCTGACGGAATTGAGCAAAGATTGACTGTTTTGATTCGCTGTCGTTTGTTTGTCTGTTGGCATCGATTATTCCTTGTGCTTGTTCTTCGCTTAAATCTTTATTATCCCTAACCATAATTTTGGCACGGGTAATTAGATTCTGCTCCAAGTTAAATTGGTCTTTTAGTATTTGGTCTTGTATAGTCGTCGGATATTCCACTTCCTCGAAATCAATTCCAAAATCTTCAGGTAGCATAATTCCATTATATTCAGCGATAGTTCTTTCCACAGAATAAAAATCTTTTTCATAGAGTCTCCATAAGGCTATGTCGTCAAAGTAATCTTCTTTCCTCTCAAGGTCTTTAATCATTAGTGAGATGCCTGATGGCACTTCACCGCCTGATTCTGCCCATTGAATCCATAGATGGTTATTTGATGCGACGAGTTCAATTTGAAATTTAATATTATTTATTGCTTCTGCAACATTTCCACTTGGGGAAGTAATGTGGTATTCCCCCTCATCACCCATATCAAGAATCTCATTCGAGCCTGTTCTCATGGATTGTTGGTCACTTCTCATACCTCTAACCCAAGGCTGTCCGAACATATTAAACCTCATCCCGAGATTCATCTCAGTAAGTCCAATATTGACCTGCTCATTACAATTAATGATGTCGCTTGCACCTTCAACGAAGAAAGAATCAATCTGATCCTCTCTGTGGGTAAATACAAAAGGAAGGATACCATAAGGATTCAAAGATTCATCTAAGACCTTCCCATCCTCATCGAGTACAGCGTATTTCTCTGCATCCCAATATCCCCATTGTAATCCGACTGTGTTGGATAAATCTGCTGTTTTATTTAGTAATGGGTATATAATAGCCTCTGGCTTGAACGGGTTGTCACCAAAATATGTTTCAAAGTAATAAATTGGTCGATAGTCAAACGCATCATCGTTCCAAAACACCCTATTGGCAATAGTCCCTAAAAGACGGGTCATCCTCTCAGAATGTTTCATTCGTACATCCTTTGTGGGTATTAGAGCGTTATATGTCTCGGTAGAGTCGCCTACTGTACGATTTGCACCTAAAGTATATATCCTACTTATCTTATTAATAAACTTTCGTGTGAAGTTTGTAACAGAAGGAGGTATTTCAGAGAAAGCATCACCAGAAAAGTACGATTTTATATACGATTCAGTGGCAGTCCCAGAATAATAGTCCAGAAACTTTCTTATTTCCTCTCTTTTAACCTGTGAGTTCATAAGTTTTGTTTCTGTCAGTTTATCTCTAATTAATTGTTCAATCATCTTTGAATCCTTTTCATCTCTTTATTTTTCATGGGAAATCTATTTGTTATTAGGTATCTAAATGCATCACATCCGTGATCGTGATAGCCGTCTTTTATTGGTTCTTCTTTAATGGGCTTCCCATCCTCTGTTTCTGGGTAGCGGTACTCTTCAAAATCTTGTATTACATCGGTACATTTCTTATCGACATGGACTCTACGTGTCCCATCTGCACTGGAAAAGAATCCTCTGGCATAGGATACACTCGAAGTTATATTGCGACTCAACCTATCTCGCATACATAATATTCTCACCCCACTTCGTCTGAATATTTCCATATCCCCAGCACCACTTTGACCTTGGACAGAGCTACCAGCAGGGTCTCCATAGTAAGAAGTTATTGGGTATCCTTTAATCTTAATCATCTTGATTAGGTCTTCTGTCTTAATATTTTCTTTATGTAGGATAGAGTCGAACACCCTGATATGCTCAATATCCCCGATCCATTCTGTTTGAGCAAAGATGACTGCTGGCATTCTATACCCAAAGTCAATGGAACAATAGGTAGGTAAGTTAGGATCGTAAGGAAAGTCACCAACATCTAATTCCCTATCGAAATCCCAGACTTTACCTTGAAATACTGAAAATTCAGCACCAAATTCTTGTCCAAAAAGTTCTTTTGACATATTTCTTTTACGCTCAAGTATAGCAGGGTCTTCCAATCCAAGGGGGAACTCATGTTGATTTACCCACGATGGGGCAGTGTGGCTTTCCCATTCTTCATCGCCCTCTCCAAGTTTGTATAAATCATAAATCCAATTTCTTCCTTCGGGTGTTGTTATGAAGATTACTCTTCCTTTCCTACCTGCCACCGTTGGGGATAGATACATATCCCAAATTTTCTTATTCATCTTAGCTACTTCGTCAATGACGAGTAAATCTAAACCTTCTCCAACAAGAGAATCTGGATTATCGGCAGACATCCCCTCTACGGTAGTCCCCCATTTGAATTTAATGTACATATCTTTCTCAGATGAACGTACAATATCTTCGCTATGACCAATAACCATTCTCTGCCAGATTTCCCTAAATATCAACCTCGCCTTCTTGTAGGACATACCGACGACCCAAATCCTCTTATTCGGCTGAGATGCCATGTAGGTAGCTTCCATAGCACTCGCCCAAGTCTTACCAAATCTTCTCCCACACACCATAACATGGAATCTTGCGTCAGGTTTTGATGGGTAATGTAGGGATAACTGCCCATCATGCGGGGTGTATCCAAGATATTCAAACCACTTTATTTTAAAGTCGTAATTTTTTTCTTGCATTAGAGTTATGAATAAGGTACATTATAGTATCTATTTAATGCAAGACTTTACTTGCCAAACTAAACAACTCACTAAAGAGGTCAAAATGTCAGAAGAAAAAGTAGTAGATTCAGTCGATACAGACGTAAAAATGGAAGAAGGGACAAAACCCGAAGAAAATGGTATACCTCGTTCAAGGTTAAATGAGGTTATTGATGAGCGTAATGTTCTCCGTGACCAGATAAAAGCCTATGAACTTAAAGAGGAAGGTGCTAAGAAGGCAGAACTCGCAGAGCAGGAGAAATGGCAAGAATTAAATGCCGAGCTTCAAAAAGAAGTTGACTCCTACAGACCTTTCAAAGATAAATATGATGCTTTGGATGGTCAGATACGAGGAGAAGCCTTGGGTAGACTTCCTGAATCTAAACAAGAAAAATTTAAGAATCTTAGTACGACTGATTTGCTAAACGTAGTTGATGAATTATCTGTAAAGCCAAACCCACCTGACGGTGCTGGTACGGTTGATACCAAAATATCGAAAGATGCTTGGAAAAATATGGATATGAAGGAAAAGCGTAATAATTGGTCTGCAATATTGGATTCTTATAAAAGATAGGAGTCATTAAATGGCTAACGTAACCGTAACCACTGGGGCAAATTTTATACCCGAAATGTGGTCTGGAGCGATTTTAGATTATGCTGAAGCTCAATTCAGTCTAAAAGATCGTGTAACAGACTTTTCGAGTATGCTTGCTGGTGGCGGGGATACTCTACATATCCCTAAAGTGACAGAAGAAACTGCCGCCCAAAAATCTGCCGATACAGCAGTAACTTATTCTGCTAATACTGATGGTAAAATCGACCTCGCTGTAGACCAACACCACTACGAAGCTAAACGCATCGAAGACATCGTGAAAGTTCAAGAGAGTGCCGATTTATTCTCAATGTATGCCCGTTCAATGGGCTATGCTATTGCAAAAAAAGTTGAAAACTATATTGCAGTAAATACAATCCAATCCGCAACTGGTAATGATACCGCACTTGGAACAGACAATCAATTAACTTCTGCTTTATTGCGAAGTGGCTTGGTTAAACTAATGAGTGCTAATATAAATTACACTGATGGCAATACATGGCTATATGCTTCTCCTGAAGTATATTCCTACTTGCTCGGTCTTGATGAGTTTGTACACTTCGATAAAAGAGGTGATGAAGCTGGTCAGGTTTCGGGAAAAGTCGGTTCTGTATATGGAATGTCAGTTCATGTCAGTACAGATTGGGATGACGATGGCGGTACAGGTGATGAGACAGCCTCGATTTTTAATCGGGAATCTGTTTACTTTGCAATGCAGATTGCACCAAGAGTGCAGTCTTCCTATGATATTGATTACCTCTCAACGAGCGTAGTCACTGACATACTTTTCGGGACTAAATTGTCCAAAGGTGCAAGTTCAACTTCATTAGGAATTGTTAATTTCACTAATCCGTAATAGATAGTTAATCGGGCGGTTGGGAAACTGACCGCCCATTACTTGGAGACCAAATGATATATTTTATAGATAAGGCTGGACACATGATAGGGAAAAATGCCCCGACATCTGAACAGGTGAAAGCCTATAAAAAGGTAGGATTTAAAGAATGTGACGAGGATGGCAAGACAAAAAAGGCTAAGAAAGCCAAAAAGAAATGAAAAGATTTGATTATTGGTGCAAAGCGTGTAAGTTTAAATTTGAAGAGCTTGTGAGAGATGATACTCTGGTTGAGTGTCCTAAGTGTTTCACAAGTAGCGTAAGGAAACTTATATCTGCCCCAATGATCCACATGACGACGATGTCGGATTCAACATTAAGGGAAAGTTTTTCCGACGACTTTTATTAAATAATTAAAACGAGATAGCTATGAGAAAGCCCTGCTCGGTAAGCTATTGGGAGTAACAAGATGGCAAAAAGAGAAAATTCACATTCAGTAGTAGAAGCTCTGAATACAGAAACATCAGCACAATACGACGTTCAGTCAGTATTGACAATTTCAACAACTACAGTATCAACATCAATCGGTAAAGACTATTCTCATGTATATTTACAGCCAGACAATGATATTTACTTTACGTGGGCTACATCCACAGGGGATGCTATAAACGCATCAAATGACCATTTTATACTTGGTGGATCAGATATTTATATTTTAAGAATCCCTCAAGGGATAGGTGCTACGGTGTATCTTCAGTTACAACGAAAAGGCGGGACAGATTCAGCCGTCAGAATGACGTTGGCATAAGATGTTATCAGGAGGATTAATTGAAAAAGTAGGAACCGTTGAGGCTGGCGGTAGAATAACAGGTGATTTAGTAATAGAAGGAGATTTAACCGTTGAAGGTTCCTCTACTAATTTATACGATGAGCTTGTTGAGGGTGGGCTTGTAGTAGAAGCTACAGATACCGAAGCACTTTTAATACGGAAGGCGAGTGATGGTGGTGATGTATTCACGATTGATACATCTGCTGAGACTGTACGAATAAATTCACACGATGGTTCATCCAAAGGTCTAAAACTTGGTGCTACGCTTGTAACATCTACCGCAAGCGAATTGAATATACTTGATGGGGCATCCTTGTCAACTACGGAATTAAACTATGTTGATGGGGTTACTTCTGCCATACAGACACAAATGGATACAAAAGCACCTCTGGCAAGCCCAACTTTTACTGGGACAATCACCATAGGTAGTGCAGGAATTAGCGAAGCTGAATTAGAAATATTAGATGGGGCTTCCCTATCGACTGCTGAATTGAACCTCTTAGATGGGGTTACAGCTACAACAGCAGAATTAAATTATCTTGATGTTACAACTCTTGGCACTGTAGAAGCATCAAAAGCCATAACAGTCGATGCTTCTGGCAATATTGATTTCAATAATGGGAACATGACAAATGTCGATATTGATAGCGGTGCTATTGATGGTACAAATATTACAGTTGGTAGCGGAAAAACATTAGATGTCTCTGGGGGGACATTTACTCTTGCAAGCGACCAAATTAGTGGTGATAAAGTTAATGGTGGTACTATATCCGCATTTGCCTCTACTGGTATTGATGATAACGCCTCATCAAATGCTTTAACTATAGACTCATCTCAAAATTTAGCATTAACATCTGGGACTCTTACAGTTTATAGTGAAGTAAATACTGGTGCTGGTAATAGAGATATTCATCTTAACCCACATGGTACAGGTGAAGTATCTGTTACCGCTACATTAGATGCTACTGCTATAAAAATAGCCAGTGGTACTGCAATGACTTCTATCAAAGATGAAGATAATATGGCATCGGATAGTGCCACATCTCTTTCCACGCAACAGTCAATTAAAGCATACGTAGATGCAGTAACAACCTCTTTAAATGCTCAAGACTTAGATTTCCAAGGAGATTCTGGCGGTGCATTAAATATAGATTTAGATACAGAAGTTTTAGATATTGCTGGTGATGGTGCTGGTATCACTACAGCGGGTAGTGGGAATCAAATAACTATTAGCGGAGATCATGACTCATTAACTAATTTCGTAGCTAACGAACACATTGACCATTCAGCGGTAAGTATATCGGCTGGAGGTATTTTATCTGGCGGTGGAACGATAGCTTCTAATAGAACAATAACATTAGCGAGTTCAGATGTTGTGCATGATAGCACGACTGGGTTTGTAGCTAATGAACATATAGATCATAGCTCAGTAACATTAACCGCTGGAGATGGATTAAGTGGTGGTGGTGACTTAACATCATCGAGAAGTTTTGCAGTTGATCTTAATGAATTAACAACCGAAACATCGATAGCAGATGCAGATTTTATTGCGATGGTAGATGCTACAGATGATGCCTCTGGTAAAATAACATTTGAAAATTTAGAAGATGCAATATTTAGCTCAGTAAGCGGAGATGTATTAATTACTGAAGCAGGGGTAGCCAGTATTCAAGCTAACTCGGTAGCACTTACAACAGATACCACTGGAAATTACGTAGGAACCATCACAGGTGGAACAGGGATTGACTCCACCGCTGGGACTACTGGAGAAGGCACAACTCATACACTGAGTATAGATTCTACTGTAACAACTCTCACAGGGTCACAGACTCTAACAAATAAAACATTAACCAGTCCTGTCTTAAATACTGGTGTATCAGGTACAGCCATCAAAGATGAGGATACTTTTGCCAGTGATTCAAATACACATTTAGCAACCCAGCAATCTATTAAAGCATATGTTGACTCAGTGGCACAAGGATTAAATGTTAAGACTGCTTGTGCTGTTGCAACTACGGCAAATGTTACCCTATCAGGTGAACAAACAATAGACGGTGTTACTACCTCTACATCTCGAATACTTGTTAAAGATCAATCCACTGCTTCACAAAATGGTATTTATGTAACCGCTTCTGGGTCGTGGGCGAGGGCAACTGATTTCGATGCCCCAGCAGAAGTAGCAAGCAGTTTTGTATTCATATCTGGCGGTACTGCTGGTGCAGATACAGGTTGGGTATGTACTAATGAACCTGAATCAGTTACAGTCGGAACTGATAGCATTACATTTTCACAATTCTCTGATGCAGGGCATATTACAGCTGGAACTGGATTAACTAAATCAGGAAATTCAATAAACATAAATGCTTCTCAATCTACAATTACTTCTGCAAGTTCATTAGCAACTGTGGGAGCCTTGAATTCTGGGTCTATCACTTCAGGATTTGGGAATATAGATATTGGGTCAAGCACAGCAAATTTTGGTGCGACCACTGTAGATAGTTTAAGTGTATCCGATGGCAACATCACAAATGTTGGAAATATTGCGTGTGATGCTATCAGCGAAGAAGATGGAGCAAATGGGTTAACTATTCAGTTTGGTGGGGCTACAACTACGAATATAATAGACCTCTCGGATAGTAAAGCAAACGCTTTAAATATAAAAGAAGATAATGCTGGATCGTTTTTAATGTTTGACACTACCAACGAGAAAATGATATTTGGGCAAGCACTGGACATAAATGCAGTTTCTGATTTTGGAAGCAATGCAATGACAAATGTAAACATTGATTCTGGTACAATTAATGGGATCACAGATTTGGCAGTGGCAGATGGTGGAACTGGAGCAAGCACACTCACTGATGGTGGGATTTTATTAGGTAGTGGAACAAGTGCAATCACAGCCACAGCAGTTTTGGGTGATGGTGAAATTTTAATTGGTGACGGGACAACTGATCCAGTAGCACTTGACATTGGAAGCTCAACAGCAGTCACAATAGTGGGTGCATTAAACTCAGGTTCAATCACTTCAGGATTCGGGACAATAGATACAGGCTCATCCACAATTACAACCACAGGAGAGGGCAGTTTTGGCTCATTAGATATTAGTGGAGCCATAGATGTGGATGGAGTGACCAACCTTGATGTGGTTGACATTGATGGTGCTGTGGATATGGCAAGTACTTTAGCAGTCAGCGGTCAAACAACTTTCACAGATGGAGTTCATTTCAAAGGTAGTGCTTGGAATGATATAATAAAAATTGGTGATACAAGCAGAAGCAATGAAGAAGAAACCCACATGACTAATGGAGAGGTTAGCTTCGGAATTGCTGTTAATGATGGTGCGAGGTCTTTATTATCAGCATATCATGATGGTTCAGTCATACATTTAGGTGAAGGATTTGGAGGGGGTCTAAAACTCGATGCCAACTCGAAAATCAGCCTATCCAATAATGATAGTAGCAATACTTCAAATACCATATTTGGAAAATCGGCTTGGAATAATTCAAGCAATAATGGTTCAGATTACAATACTATATTTGGTGAAGGAGTTATGGGCACTGGTGCTGTTGCTGGGGCAACTTATAATACTGCCATGGGATATAATGCACTTAGAGATGTAACAGATGGGGAAGGCAACACTGCATTTGGTGCTCAGTCTTTGGAAAATGTAGCAGGGGGCAATAATAATGTAGGTATCGGAATAAATGCAGGTTATGGAATTACCACTGGTGATAATAATATTTGTATTGGTACTAATACTGGAGATGCATTTGACGCAGAGAGCGATAATGTTATAATAGGATTTGGGGCTCTTACTACTGCTGGAGCAATAGCGGACTCTGTTATAATTGGTTCAGAAGCAGTTGGAGCTGGAGCTACCACAACAGGTGCAAATGGCACAGTAGCAATAGGCAAGTCTGCTCTCGCAGCCCTCTTAGGTGGTACTACTAATACTGCTGTTGGTTATCAAACTGGATTACTATGTACCACTGCATCAGATAATACATATATTGGTCATTCGGTTGGTGTTGCAACCCATGTTGATGATTTCGCCACTACAGCCGTTGGTTCAGGTGCTTATTCTGGTACTCATACAGGTTCTGTTAATCAATATAATACAGCCATAGGATATAATTCTATGGATGCTGCTATGGACGGTGCTTTAAAAAATACTGCCGTTGGGGCTGGGTCGTTAGGGGCAATTACTACAGGTGTCCAAAATGTTGGTATTGGTTATGATGCTGGAAATGATATTACAACTGGTAATAATAATGTAATGTTAGGACATCAAGCTGGTGATAAGTCATCTAATGTTGACAACGCTGTAATCATTGGTTCTGATGCTGGGGCGGATAATATGACTGCCGCTGCTGACGGTTCGATTGGTATTGGGGCAAGCGCTCTCACCTCCCTCACAACTGGAGCAAGCAATCTTGCAATTGGATATTCTGCTCTTGCCAACAATATAGATGGTGATAATAATACAGCAATCGGATGGCAAGCCTTACAAACTTTTGAAGCAGCCAGTGACGGAGATGGACATAATGTAGCAATAGGTATGAACGCTTTACAGGCAGCTACAACTGGACAGTATAATACTGTGGTGGGAACGCTGGCAGGAGATGAATTAACAACTGGTGCGTATAATGTTCTGGTAGGCTATCAGGCTATGCACAATGCAGATGGCGGTGAAAATGAAAATACTTGTCTTGGGTATCAGTCTGGTTCCAATATAGATGGTGGTAGTGGCAATGTAATGATAGGAAGCAATTCCACTGCAAGCACAGCAGCGGCCTCCAATCAAACAGTAGTAGGTAAGGATGCAACAGGCGTAGCAGACAACTCAGTAACACTTGGTAATGCTTCTGTTACCGCAGTGTATATGGCACAGGATAGTGGTGCTACGGTTCATTGTGGTAGTGTTACAATTTATGGAACAGGATTTGCTCAAGGGCAGTTTAGATTTGGATTAAATAATGCTAATTATGGAATAGGGGATTCCAGCGCCGCCGCCTCAGGAACAGCTACTCTTTATATTGGTAATGCGGCAATAACAGTTTCTTCAGATGAACGAATTAAGAGAAACATTGAAGATACAAAAATCAATGCTACTGAAATTTTAAATAAGTTAAGAGTTGTTGATTTTGAATGGGATGACCCATCAGATAAATCCTATAATAACAGAAATGCAAGAGTTTCACAAGGTGGTCAATGGACTGGAATGATTGCACAGGAAATGGTAGAGCATGTACCTCATATTATAAACGCTCCTAGAAAAGAAGAAACGCTTGAAATAGATAATGAAAGTGAAGATATATGGAGTGTTGATTTTGAGCATCTTGTACCAACTCTTGTCAAAGCAGTTCAAGAATTATCAGCTAAAGTAGAAGCATTGGAGAACGCATAATGCACCAAGTGAGTACAATACTACGCAATGTTTAAACCAGTAGCATACTTTGTAATAGGAGTTTTCGCAGGACTTACAATCTCTCTTTTAATGAAAGATGCCAAGCCTGTTGAGAAGATAGTTATCTATGATGGATACAGAGTACGATATGATTATCCTCATTACTATAGGGGTGGATACGATTACTATTACAGACCATTAGAATATCGTGGTGGTGGTCAATCTAATACAAGAAATGATGGAGAGCGTAGAGGTGGTGGTACTAAGCAAACAGGAACTACTACTGTAAAAGATACACCTGAAAGAAAGAAAAGCTGGGGAACTAAATACTAATGGCTAAAGAACTTTCACCAGACACAAAATTTACACTCTCAATCCAAACGATGATTGGAGCAGGAATGGGGATAGCCTCACTGGTAGGAATGTGGTATATGCTACAAGCCGACATACAAGAAGCAAAGGAATTGCCAGTACCTTTATCGCTATTCTCTCAAGAGTATCCAAGCAAGGGCATTAGTGATTTCAACTGGAGCCCCTCCTACGAACAGTATAAACAGCAGGTAGGCAACCTTCAAGAAAACCAAGACGACCTCTATGAAGTTATTGAAGGAATGCAAGACGAAATTAAAGAACTAAATAGACAGATTACAAACTTGAGAATTGCAGTCCAATGAGGTGGCTACTATTATTATCATTGGTCTTTGCTCAGCCAGCACAACAAGTAGTGAACGATGACAATTTCAATGGGGCTATCTACAAGGGGATGTGGTTAGTTCGTTTTACCAGTTCATGGTCAACGGATAATAAACAAAACTTCTATATAGGGAAATTCATCGTGGAAGGCGACTCTGCACATATGGGAACACAAATGATGATATTGCCAGTGAAAAATCTTCCCGAAGTTGCGAGAAAACTAAGATTAAGAAATTTTCCAAGTGTAGTTTTATTTAAAGATGGAAAGAAAGTAAAAGTGTGGAAAGCAGATTTCGATGGGAAACTTGAACTGTCAACAGAACAAGTTAAAAAAGCTATTAATTGGCATTCAAAGGGAACAGTGTATTAGTGGCATGGTTTTATGCACATTGTGTGATTGCGGTTGTGATTCTGATTGCGGATGCAAGAGGGACTCTGGAGCCAACATTAAAGAGTTGGGAAAAGAAATTGGGGATACCAGTGCCAGAGGAAATCGTAAAAGAAGATGAGCAAGGCAATAAATGATTCACTCAATCTCACAATTTCAATCTCATTCCTTGTTAAAATCTTGGCAGTTACAGGCATTGTAGTTGGTAGTTATTACCAAACAACTTCGAAGATGGCTGATATGGAACGCACGATTGCAGAGATGCACTCAGAGATAATAATTTTAAATTCCAAGATGTCTGACATGGAACGAGAGCATGTTGAAGAATTAGAACATCATAACGAAGAATTGATTGAAGAAAACAGAAGCCTATTACAAAGAATGGGCTTAAAGAAACCATAAACAACGGAGTCAAAAATGGCAAAAGAAAAAAAGAAAGCCGACGAACCCAAAATCAGCATCGACGGTACTGAGTACAAGGTGTCTGATCTAACGGAAGAACAAGTCGTGTATGTAAATCATGTAGCGGATTTAGACCGCAAAATTGGAAGTTCACAATTTAATCTACAGCAACTAAGTGGTGGCAAAGATTATTTTATGTCACTACTGAAAGAGTCTCTTGCGGGTTAAGTGGACATCCACGGTAAATAAGGCTGGTACGTCGTATCAGCCTGAGACCCCAAGTGTTATTAAGAGGGACTTACTGGAAAGAGAAGTGAAGCCCCTGAAGGCACGTTATAGGGTCTCTAAGGGGGTAAAATACGATGTTACCCCAGAAGTGATAGGTAAGCCAGCAAAAATCAAAGAAGAGATTATACGGGAAGGTAAGCCCTATGAGGGGCAAGTGCCTGATTCATTTGAAAGAATTGAATTTGATGCAGATGTGTCTGAATTACAGGATTATGGAGATGTAAAGTATTATAGATCAGAGTACGGGAAAATAAGGGTATCAAATGATGCAGAGTATTATTAATGGAAAAAATGTTAATCCAAGAATGGGGCATAGTGGGGGTTCTTCTTGCCTTATTCTTTGGTCAGGTTATGTTTCTTCAAAAAACATTGATGAAAAAACTAAATGAAACAGATGATAAGGTCATTGCCCTTATTAACAGGTGGAATCGGTCAGACGAAATATCCTTACGGCATCGGGAAGATATTATAAAAGAACTTAACGATGTAACAGATGATCTAAATTTTATAAAAGGAAGGCTAAACGGTAAAGGGCAATGAAAGTGAACGAATACAGAAATGAGATAATGAGTCTTTTAATTAAGGTGGATACCAGACAAGAAGAATTATATCATAGAATTGGGAGAATAGAAATGCACTTAGAAAGATTAAATGGAAAAGTAGCCGAACATGAAAAAAAGATAACTTCGTTATGGAGTTATGGGGTGGCTTTTGTATTTATAGTAAGTGTTGGAATTAACTTAATCATGCGAGGGTTTTAAAATGGATGCAATGGAATTGTTAGTAGAAAATTGGGAATACGTAGTTATTGCAATATTAGCTGTGGATAAGGCTGTTGCTCTATCCCCATCTAAATGGGATGACTTGATTTGGACTTCGGTAAAAAAAGCAATATATAAAGTAGCAGGTAAATAATATGCTTAAAAGAATGGTAGGAAGATTAGTTAAGAAACACGGCATGAAGGGTCTATTAATTATGATCGGTGACTGGGCTGTAAAACAATCCAGAAAAAAATCTGATGATGAGGCTTGGGAGATGGTCGTAAAACCTTTTATAGAAGAAAACTTCTAAATGATCAGTATAAAGCAAATGCGATCACTCATTGAACGCACTTGCAGTGTGATGGGTAAAAGATATTCCTCTGAAAGTGCCATAGATATGGTACTGGCTACAGGCATTATTGAATCTCGTTATGAGTATATTACTCAAATGAATGATGGTGTAGCTAAGTCATTCTTTCAGGTAGAGCCAAAAACAGCAGTGGATAATTGTATGCACTACCTAAAGCACAGACCTACATTAATGCAAAAGTGTGCTGAAGCCAGTGTTGTGGATTTAAAGTATTGGCAAAATTTTGATGATAGAGTTTGGGCTAATATCTTGGAAAAGAACATCGCATCAGGAATAGTCCATTGTCGCTTGAAGTATTGGAGAGTTCCAAAGCGTATGCCAAGCAGTGTAGAGGGTATGGCTCACTATTGGAAAGACTACTACAATGCTGGTGGCAAGGGCGATCCAGATGAATTTATTGAACAGGTAACCAAATGGTTACGTTAATTAGTCCACATAGGGCTTGTATAAGAGTTATATATTCATTACATTACAATAACTAAGGTAAGATATGGCATACGCAACAAATAGAGATTTAAAGGATGTTTTTCCAGACATCGACTCATTCGATACAAAGACATCCTTATACGGGTGGGTGGTGCATTCAGGTTCAAGATATAAAGCAGAAAACTGTGGGTTAGTGACTCAACTATTCGTCAGTGGTGAGAACCTTGGCGATGCTCAATCAGGATCGTCAAGTGTAACATCTAACGGTCAGTGGTATTACACAGATGATGTTTGTTATTATTACAATGATGCAAACAACCCAAACGATCTACTTATGGAATCAGGTGAGGATTGGGGTGATGTTAGAACACGATACATATCCAATGCTTCTAAGTATCTTGACTCGATGCTTGATTCGATGTTACCAAGGGAACAATTTAAAGACCAAGATGGAAATTATGACTACATCATAGTGAGGACAACCGCCTTACTTGCTTGTAGTTTTTTAATTCGCTCTTCCGACCCCACCTCTGAGATAGCAGATGCCTTATGGGGAGAAGCTGATAAGAATATTGCTTCATTGAATGAGGGGAAGACTAAACTATCTTGGCAAACAACTGGTGATGCCTCAAAGGGTGTGATCCGTGAAGGGTCTGTATCTGGTTCCTTGAGGATAGTAGACACAAAAGGTTTATATGCAGGTGTATATGATAAGATTGGGGTAAAGATAACTACGGCTGGTGTTTTAGGTACTGCTGTATATTCTTATTGGGCAGGGGACTCAACTAATCTCGGGGCAGAGAGAATGAATAATGGGGATTCATCTACCTTTAGTGATACAGTAAATGGTACATACCAACCAGTAGGAAGCGGGCTGTATGTAAGATTTGCAGGAGATACTGGCGACAGTGCCACATTGAATGATTATTGGGAGATTGAAGTGGTTGGTAAATCTGAAACGGTAGACCTTGGATACCCACGAAGTGTTAGTATGACTCGAAGATGATCTCCTTTACAAATATTTGGGAGACAAAGATTTTAGATACCATACGAACTTTTTTAAATAATGAGTTCGCTGGTACAATCCCTATCTATACAGGGGATTTTAAAGATATGGGCAGTCAATCTATTAGATTGCAACCAATAGGTAGCGATCTTCTTAGTATGGCGATAGAAGCTGAGACAAGAGAGTATATACTTGATGTCTCATATACCTTTAAAGAAAAAAGCGTTAAGAAGGATACTTGGGAACATATACTTCGTCAAGTATCACACATTGAAGCCCTTTTCCACGATAATGTTGTAGGGAGTGGCAACACATTCTATGACGGTAGATTGGAGAACTGTCGTATTAATGATAAGACTGAAGATGAAGATATTGAAGGTCTGAATGTAATGCGATGGGAATGGAGAGGGACATTTACAGGAAACACATAGGAAAGAAAATAGGATTACTATGAAAGTTAGACTAAAAGAAGGTGTATCATTATCTGATGTGCCGAGAATAAGCGGAGTACATAAGCGTGTAATATCTGCTTTTACCAATAAAGAAAAAACGATGGAGTTAGATGTAATGCCGAAAGGCTTAGACGAGTTTGTAGAGGAAGCATCCCCTGTTGTTAAACCAAAACCAAAGAAAGAGGATGAATAATGGCTATTAATGCAAGTTTTTATAGTTCAAAAGAACTACAAGTAGGAGTGGGGTTAGATGCGAGTACAGTTGGGGCTCCATTCGCTGGTACATTTACAGCGATTGAGTCTGAAGGTGTAACGCCACCCACATTCAACGATATTAAATTAGAAAGACGTGGGGGAGCAAGCTCTGGCATTATGACTGCCACTACAGATATGTTCCATTACGGCAAGGGAGCAACAATAGAGGGTAGTGTTAGCGGTTATCTAACTGATGAACTGCTGAACATATTAATACCAAACGCTACAGGAATTGCCGAGTCATCTGATGTATACACGGTTGATGGTACAAGTACCTCTAATGTAAACTTTGTGCATGGTGCTACTTCCGCACTCAACCTAACACTAACATTTGCCTATAATGGGCTTGGTACAGTGGATGACTGTCTTGCTATTGCAGGATGTGTTATCACTTCCCTTACAATTAGTGGAGACCCAAACGAGGATGGTGGAAGGATGAAATTTGAAGCCTCTTGGGTGTCAAGAACACCAAAGGCTATAAGCACTACTTATTCAACCACAGCACTTACAATGGGTGCATATAGCACTAATTATGTATTTTTAAGCGATTACTCTAACCATGTAAAAGTTGCCAATGCAGATGTATTACTGAAGAGTTTTTCACTCACAATAGATAATCCAGTTGTTTTTGGTGGATTTGGTGGGGGTGGCACTGATGGGGCTCCACAAACATATATTCGATCTATACCAGAAATGTCTATCACAGCAAATCCCGTAGTAAAATACGATACTAACGTAGATGCCTTATGGGAAAATGCGAGGGGTAGTACCGATGGTATTCAGGCTGAAACAATGACTTCACCTGCATTCCAAATGGCAGACCATGCAACGTATACTGCTGGTAATCGTGCTATTCAAATAGCAGATGGGACAGTTACAGAGATAGGATGGGATGAAGGTGACTACTTAGGTTTAAGCGTGACCATAAAAGCCCGTGGTGATTCTTCAACATCCTTTTACATTAAACACGCATAATGAAGGACTTTAAAGTTAAAGACAAATCTGTGAAGATCAAAGAGATGTCAGTAGATGATATTGACTTCTGTAATGATGTACCACAGATGCGGTATGAAGGCGATCAGGTTGTTGCTATAACTAACTTGTCTAAGGCAAGGACATCATGGATTCGTAGAGGTGTTGAAGGGGCTGATGATAAGTTCATCAAGTCTCTTTCTGAGGATGAAAAAAATGAGTTATCTCTGGCAGTCCAAGAATTTCAACGCTTGGGGGAATAGACTCCCTTACATTAGAAGCGAATTTTCTCATAGAGGAACAATGTGAGGGGTGTAGGTTCCATACTTACCCCTATGAGGCTCAAATACCCGTCTTAATCGACGGAAAGTACCCTATGCGTACATTGACCTCAGATAAAGATGTTCATGGGGTTATTGACCTCATTATTGAGGAGACCAAGGAAGTCAATTTAAAGGGTGGCAGTTTCAATATCGGAGAATCGGTAATGGCACAGCTACCCTTTTTCGCTTGTAATAATATCTTACTCGACAGAGAATCACAAAAGGACATAGCAAGATTTGTATACTCAAGAGATTTTAATATCTCACCGTATGAAGGAAGCTACGGAGAACAACCTGCCAAATGGGTGGCAAAAGCATTCCTATTAAAAAGTTTATTAGAAAGACAGAAATCGAAAGCAATGAAAAATGGCACGACTACCTGATACAATAGAAATAAAATTTAAAGGCAATAGTAAAGAACTAACAGATGCTATCAAGTCTTTAGATAGGGCAACAAAGTCACTTATAAATTCGCAGGCAAAACTCGTAGATAAAGAACGCAAGGGTAGCTCTACAAAAGAAAAACATAAGAAGCAGGTAGAGACTTTAATTATTAGTGTAAGGGCACTTGGTGGTCAATGGTCTAAGAATGCAACGCTATTGAGTTTGCATAAGAAAGCCTTAAAAGGTGATAAGGTTGCAATGCAACAACTCCGAATCGCTACAAGGAAGTATATTGCTACATTGGGAATGGCTAAGAAGGGGATGCTCGAGACAGCACACTCTACTCGTATTCTTGGTGGCTCTTTCGCTGTATTGAGAAGTAAATTATTAATTGCAAGTTTTGCTGTATCTATAGTTGGTATGACTGTCGGTAAATTAGTTAAACTATTTGGAGAGCAGGAGAAGGCTGAACGAAAACTGTCTTCAACCATAGGTAGAAGATCAGATATTCTATTAGCATTTGCATCCGCACAGCAACAAGTCACAACATTCGGTGATGAAGAAATTATCACAGCTATGTCATTAGTTGGTGCTTATACTGAAAATGAAAAAGCAATAGCACAATTAACAAAAGCATCTATGGATTTATCTGTTGCAAAAGGGATGGATTTACGTGGGGCGGTTGATTTAGTTTCAAAGAGTGTATTTAGTTCAACGAATGCTTTATCAAGATATGGAATTTCAATAGAGGGAGTTCAAGGTTCTACAGAGAGATTAGAGAGTGCCACTAAAGCTATTTCTGATTTATATGGTGGACAAGCCAAAGCAGATGCAACTACTATGCTTGGTGCTATGAAACAACTTGGAAATGCCGTTGGCGATGTTGGGGAAAATCTTGGCTCTGTATTTGTGCCTATTGTTCTATTGTCAGCTCGAGGGATGCAAGCATTTGCTGAAACATTTGATGAGGAGAAGATAAAGTCTTATGCACTAACATTAGGGGTTGTGGCTGTAGGCTATACAATATATGCAAAAGGTGCTGTAATCGCTACTAAAGCAATGGCATTATTTAATAAAATGTCAAAGAAAAATCTTATCGTTCTCGCAGGGATGGTAGTAGTAGCTGAACTAATAGATAAGTTTAATCTATTTGCTGATGGTGCTGGTGACTTAACAGCGGAACTTGAAGCACTTGAGGGGGCAATAGGCAATGTCAATAGTAAGTCCGAAGAAAGCACGAAGATAATTGAAGCTGAAATTGCATTATTACAGCAAAAGGTTCATTTACAACATAACGGTTTAAATTTGGAAGAGCAATTACTTCTTGTCAACCTCGAGATGGAAAAAAATAGAGTTCTTAAAGTGGATGGGCTTATTACCGAAGAGGAACAGATCAAACGTAATTTAGCCCTTACCGTTAGTCAAATAAAATTAACAGAACAATTAAAGGAGGCAAGGATAAAGTCAGTGGGTTCATTTGCTGGTGCATTAAGCCAACTGAATAAATCAATGAAAGGTTCAGCAATTCTTTCCAAAAGGCTTGCACAGACACAGGCTATAATTGATACTTATGCTGGTGCAAATAGGGCATTGGGGGCAGGAGTACCTCCTTGGAACTATATAGCAATGGCTACTGTTATTGCCACTGGTTTAGCTAATGTAGCTACAATAGAAGCACAGAAATTCGCAAAGGGTGGAGATTTCGTTACTGATAAACCAGAACTTATTATGGTTGGTGAAGCAGGAAGAGAACACGTACAAATTACACCTGTGGATAGACCAGAAGATAGGGCATTAGGTGGTGGTGTTACTGTAAATATTATGGGGGGTATTGTCCAAGAGGATTATGTTACCAATGAACTCCTACCTGCAATTAATAAAGCGAGAGCATTAGCTTAGTGTTAGCCTTCGATACAGGTCTAAGTGATGCTCTTGAGACTCATTCTACAGAATCATTCTGGGTACTAAAGTTATATTATAACGATGATACATCAGCTTCTAACTTCATTGGGGTATCAGACCAAGATAGGGTAGATGGTTCTGATACATACTATGGGGTAGTTTCCAGTTGGGGTGGATTAAGCCATTCATTAGACTTCTTTAACTTCACAACTTCTTTAATGAATATGTCTGTAAAATTAATCAATACAGATAATACAATAGAAGGTGGTAGATTCTCTGACCTACTCTCAACAAATAATTTTGCCAATCGTAAATGGGAGTTATTCCAGAATACTGGTAGGGCTGGTACTTATGATACATCAACAAGAATGATAGGCACAGGTGTTATCTCTGGTGATTTTTCTTATGGTGTGAAGAGTATCTCATTGAAGTTATTGGACTTTACCTCTAAATATAACAAACAACTTCCAACAGCTACCGTTACTTCTGCTACCTATCCCAATGCCCCCGAAAAGAATATTGGAAAACCAATCCCAATGACTTTTGGCGATTTTTCAGTTGATAGCAATGCTCCAACGAGTACCGTTGAATTTGATCGTCATTTTACAAAGGGTAAATTCCCAGCAGTAATTTCTGATGAGTGGAATGCAACAAATAGCAGGGTAGAAGCTATTGTGGACAATGTGGCTTTACACACTTTAGCGGTAAAGAATATATATAGTTATAAAGACGGATTTTACTTCCCTGCGGATGACACGAACACTACAGAATCGGAGACAGCACCAGCAAAGATAACAATAAAAGGAAGCACATGGTATACCTATCTCCCATTGAAGAAGCATAACACTTACGATACAGGTAATTATGCGAATGAGATAGATGGTGATTTCACTACTGCAGGTAGCTCAATGGATGCCCCTTATGGGAATGCGAATGTGCGTGGATACCGTGTACCGAAAATTCCTAAACTGGGAAGTTATACTTCTGTCAGATTATTAATTGATTTTAAATCTCAATCTGGCACACCAAATCCCGGTTTGTATGTTTCAAACAACTCTGGTGGTAATGATATTGCTGTAACTTGGAACGGGGCAGATCAATCAGTAAATATAAGCACCTTATACGGTGAGTCATTTCGAGAAGATTGGGATTTTGAAGGTGATTTATTTTTAGATTTAGATAATAACTCCGCTGGGTCTGGGATTGCATCCTTTGATTTATATCAATTAGGCATAGAAATTGGTTTTATACCAGATACCGATAAGGTGTTTACGCAAACTATTCAGGAGCAATACGAAGAGACTGTAACTGGTGGTTTTGCAGTACAGACTCAGTTTGAGGATGAGAACGAGTCTTTTACTGATACGATTATAAGAACAAGAACGAGTACAGTGAACACCCCCGCATTAGTTGATTATATGTATTGTTCTGGAAAGGGGCGTAAGTACCATGCATCTATTGTTAGTCGAAATGATTATGCAGTATCAGATTTCTACGAAAATCCTGTATTCATCATAGAGGGGATAATGAGGACTGCATTGGGTTTAAGTAGTGAGATAGATACAGCTTCGTTTGATACATCTGGGAATTACGATAGCGGGACACCCTCAAATGATGGTGACTTAAAGGATATTTTTAATGAAGATAAAATATCAGATGTTAAATTTGCCTTCTCACAGAATAAATTTATAAACTCAAAAGATTTAATTAATAGGCTATGCAAGCAAATACTGAGCTGGGTTTTTGTATCAGGTGATGGTAAATATAAAATTAAAACATTGAAGAGGACTTACTCATCAGCTAATAAGACAATAGACTTTAATGACTGTAATTTAAAATCGATCTCAAGGACTTCTTTAGGTGGGGTTAGGAATGATATAACTATCAACTACAAAAAAGATTACGGACAAGACCAATTCCTATCAAGTGTGAACCCAACAGCAGATGCCACATCTGTTGCAACAGGTGTAAATGGATATAACCAGAATCTCAAGATGAAGATGGATGCAGATATACTCGATTCAACAACTGCTACCAAACTCGCTGAAGCATACAGAGATATATTTAAAGACCGAAAGATAATAATAGATTTTGATTGTGGCAGAGCAAAATATAATGATCTGGAGATAGGGGATATAATATTATTCTCAAATTGGGATTCAGGTATAAAGATATATGGAACATCAATGGGTACAGATTATTATATAGTTTCATCAATTAGTAAAAAACCGAACGGAAGTTCAATTAAGGCAATAAAGGTTTCATAATGGCAAGAAGTTTTATTTACGACAATATAGGTCTTACAGAGTCCACACTAACGGATGGAACAGTAAGTGGGACAACATTTTCTTCATCAGGTGCAGTTACAAACGAAGAAAGAGCGATTGATATGTCTATTAGTACGAACTTTTCTTCATTTAACGCAAATGATGCACTTAGATTTAATGTTGGTTCTGCAAATGCATCAACAAACGCTAATGCGATTGCAGTATATTTTACTTCCGTACACGGGCATGATGTAAGATTGTATTGTGGCAGTTCTGCGACTGCTATGGGAACTCACATTTTAGATAAAACTGATAATTGGGTCGTAGGCTGGAATGTAATAACTTTTTCAGCAACCGCTGGTCAATACTGGTTTATTCATTCTACGACAGGTACAATAGACGATATAACAGAGGTTATAATAGGCAATAAATATGATTTTAATGTTAATCCTGAATTAAATGCAAAGACTGGGGAAGAATTTGGCACAGATATAATGACATCCTATGGTGGGAATGAATACGCCAATAAACGCCACGCACCTAAGACTACTTGGGATTGGAACTGGTCTCATATACTTTCTACACAAAAAACAGCCTTAGAAGACATGAATGCTTCAGTTCAGGACTGGAAGAAGTTTATATATTATGACGATACAAACTATCACTATGTTAGGATGACAAAACCTGTTACTTTTACTGAGGTTGCCCCGTCCGTATATAGTGCAAATATGAGCCTGAGAGAGCAATTATCATAAAGGCATACTTAGTATCCAATAGTAAATAAAAGTCCCGTATAGGGGGCGTTTTGAGCCTTATACGTGCCTCTATGGGTCTGGTATGACCACATTCAGCTCAATAGCACTCCACCGCACCAATTCTTCAATAAAATCACCAAATTCTTTACGTTCCAGAGATTTAGTTGATTCTATATTAAAGTGATTCTTTATGGTCATGTGCATTTCTTGTTTAGTATATCCGAGTTCTTCACTTAATATGTTAATTATATTCCAATAGTAATTATTCTGTTGACCTGATCTTACACCGACAGGTTTCAATGTAAAGTAATATTCCCCATCCTCTACTTCAACAGTAGGGGTTATTATTATACCATCCTCTACTCGGCAGTGCAGTCTGGACATATAGCCATCTTCCATAAAGGTTCATCTGATGAAAACCATAACTTACCTTCAAATATTTCCCATTTACACTCACAAGTAGGACACCAACTCAAGTCTTGGTCTGCCCTAACTTCATCATATTTGTGGTTCTCTCTCTCCTTCTTCTCAATAACCTGATTATTGAGGGCATCTACCACCCACTGGATAGAATCACTTACTCTCCATTCTCTCTTCAATGATACCCCCTAATAGAAGTAAGTAATTTCTGGCATCCTGTATCCTGCCCATAATAGGCTCTGAGGATGATTCTGTCCCCGTTAAGACGTAATTTCTTATAGAATCCATGTGTTTTAATAAATAGGTTAACGCCACTTGTTCAGATGATATGTTAATTCTATCTGCTATGCTCTTGAAATTCTTAAACTTATCCGAATCACTGACCGTATATTCCTTGCCCTTATCGAGCATAATACGGTTTTCTTCTTCCTGCATGGACTTAGCCCACCTTACGAAGTCTTTTACTTTCATCCTTACGCTCCCTTCGTTTCTTGGCTTTCCACTCAGCGATTGCCTTCCGCTTGAGTACCTTTAATTTTTTTCTCTGTTTTGCTTTGCGGTTAGGCATAATAAAAATTATCTACTTATCTAAATTTTTATGGGGAATGCCAACCACGACATTACACTTCGTATACAACCTGATCTGTTCTCTATAACCACGGTTATTGAGTATTATCCCCATAATTTTAATAATATCCACAACGGTAAGCTAATTATAACAAGGATTACCTGCATTAGCCACATAGCCCCAATGATTTTAAGTGTTTTTATCATAAATTCTATTTCTTCTACCATTTTTTTCTTTCAATGGGCATTTTTTCATAAATTCTATACGGTTTTCACCCGACTTAAACCCACAATATATCCCCGATGCGAATGGACATACCTTGCTCTTCAAGGTGCAATATCCAAACACATTTCATCCATACAGGGTTCACATATATACACATCCCCGCAATGGGTACACTCACCTTCGAGGTCGAGACTTACCAAATCATTGACAATGTTGCTAATTTCTGCCATCTTATCTATTAGTTCCGATTTTGTCAGGGGGGTTAATTCCATTTCAGTATGCCCCCAGATTGATGTAAGACCATCTCTAAATTTATTTTTCATAACATACTCCCAAGTAAAGATTCAACATCCCCGTCTTTGTACTTCATTATTAAATTCTTTCTCCCTTTTAAATCATCATACCATTCCTGTCCACGCTTCTCTATTGCCCATTCCACAAATTCAGCGGGTGTTTTATGGGCAGAGAACTTGGATGAAAACACATGGCATCCGACACATAGACAAAATCCATTATCTACATCCCACCTGACTGACCTGATTGACCGTGAATAGAAATGATGAGCATTTAAGGGAGATGTTTTATGACACTTCTCACACATCCCATATTCACGGACTTTTGAACCCCACGCTAAGTCGAGTTTTTTAATCAGGCTTCTCTTCAAAAGGGAAGATCTTCCTTCTTCTCAGGTATTTTCTTGCCATCAAGAACATTCAATAGACTTTCCATACGGTCTTTAACTTCACCGTAGTTCAATTCCTCACAAACCCCCATAGATTGCACGGCAAGTTTCAGACATACCTGACGATGTATATCTTTAGTCCTGTCATCTGTGGTTGTGGCTTTATAAGAACCACTTACGCTTGGGGGTGGTGGCGTGTTTCTGATTGGCGTACCTTCTTCTGGTACGACATTCCAACCAAACTTCCCTGCCTCATATTCTTCTTTTCGGATATTGATAGAATCCCCTTTAACAAAGTTTCGCAACTTTTCATGTAGGGCATCCGTGGCAAATAATCCAGTCTCCTCACCGCCATGCTCAAAGGCATATAAGTGATACATCCCATAACTATTTGTTCCTTCGATTGGTGTATCGTAAAGAAATTTAACCACATTGTCGGTATTGGCTTTTATTTTTAAGGTGCTTCTTTCCATTTATTCTCCTGTTACTTGTTTGATCAATTCTGGTGTCATAAGGCTCTTAGAGGAAGTTTTGTCTTCCATTGCGAACCCGCTAAGATAGGCATCCCTATTTTTATATTTTTCGAGATAATACTTAATACCATCCACCGCATCATCGTATTCATTTCTTGGAAAAGACATAGAGCCTTCCGAATATTCATCAAATCCATCCCACGATATTGTAAACCAATAGATTGTTTTTTGCTTACCTGTATCTCTAAACATCGGCATTTTTATTCTTCTCTATTGTACACGAATGTCTTGAAAGAAATTTAAATATATACCCTTTTATCCATTCAATTTCTTCCTTAGTCATTTCTTCTGGGAACTCAATGTTAAATGATTCTTTTTCCATAGCCAATATTACCTTATATTCCTTTAATAACCAAGGGTTATCTTGGTAATGGTCTCATTAGTTTTCTTCTGTCCTGCGTTGATAGTTCACTATCCAGCTTCCTCGATAAAGAACCACAATCATCACACCGATAAGACTCATATCTGTTAGCCGTTGTCGTATAATAACCACCATTCGGGCGTACATCTTCACTCCCACAGGTAGGGCATCTTTCATCATCCATATAAACTCCTACATTTGGGTGTGATTTGATCCAAGGTCTCAATTCTACATAAACTTCTTCGAGTAACCTAACATCCTCTTCGTTGTACTCCAGCATATCATGTAAGGCTTGCTTATCTCCCTCAAGACAGTCAGTCCATAATTTGAAGTTAGTGCTTATCTTACCTTTGTTAGTCATTATCTGCCCTAAATAATCTAATCTATTAGATGAGAAGGCAAAATTACGCTTGGCAACTTTTAAGGTATCTATTGATTGGTATGGGGAAGGGGGTAGATAACCGTTCATGTGGAATCTGGTGTTTAATTTTTTCAGATCAAATTTATCACCATTGTGGGCAATAACAACATTGGCTTGGTCTATTAAGTCCCATATACCGCCAAGAACCCTTCTATCGTCTCTATTTGTGGCTTCTCTTGGCGTTTGGATGTCAGACATAACCTCGGAGTCGAATAACCATTTGGCAGACCAACTCAGAACATTCCAGTCTTTTATAACATTACCATGCTGGATATATTTATTCCCAAACAGACCCCACACAAATACTTCCATTGGTGTGGTTTCTATGTCAAATAAGAGAATCTTCATACCATCTGGGGAAGTATATACAGACTCCCAAGTCCCGCAATCAACACATCTCGTTCTTTGTTTGCCAGCCCTAACACCACGCTTATGTACATTTCTATGTTTGCAACTCATATTAACTCCGCTTGTAACCATTTATGTAATGACTTTTTCCACTCAACAAAAGTAACTTCACCTTTCTCATACAATAACCATATTCTATCAAAATCTTTATGTAGCCTTCTTGCCATCCTCTTCATGCGATAATCAGAAGGGGGTTTGTTTGGCATTTTCTCCATTTCTTTAAAATAATGATTTTTCGTCTTGTTTGAAATATTCTCCATATTTTCCATTCCTTATATTATAACTTAATTTCCCTATGCCCGTGTATCCGTTCTTATACTGAAAACGAATCTTCTGGACGTGAATCCCGACATAATCCTCATCTTCATCCTTATGGCGATGCACTGTTATACAGTTATCTGCCTTATTATAAAAATTGGCACTGCCAGAAATATCGTAAGGTGTGGGGACAACCACCTTCCTATTGTTATCACTCTCCATCTTTCTTGGGTGTGCCACTACCCATATATGAATCTCATGTATTTTTGCGAATGTATTTAGACTCGCAAGAACACGAGAAACATAATTAGTCTCATTCTCTGAGTCTCTAAATTTATGCTCAACTGTATTCCAAGGGTCAATTATAAGTCCATTTAGACCATATCGGAAATTTAATATCCTTGCCTGATCTAATATACTCTCTATGGTAACAGAATCTTCTTGAGTCCCAATGAACTTAATGTGATCGTTTAATAGACCCATAGAGTTACGTGCCGTCTCTTCATCTATTCTCTCGTCTCCCCAGAACGCTTGCCCTGTGAATTTACCAACTAATTTTAAAAGATGATGTTTTACTGGGAAATTTTCTGCTGAGAATATCCCGAACTTCCAACCATAATCTTGAATCATGTTAACCATCAGGGCATCTATCCATTCACTCTTACCCATATTAGGAACGCCCGTAACAACTGTTACTTCAGAAGGTGAAACCCTGTAATACTCATCTAATCCAGACCATCCCGTAGAAAGACCCTTAGAATCTGGCTTGTTTAATAAATCAATAGCATCTTCTAAAACATCACTAACAAGAACAACCCCATCTATCGGGTAAGGGTGGGCATCTGTTATAATCTCAGTGATCTTATCTTCACCGTACTTCATAAGAACTTCATTCATATCCTTACAGTCGGTGGGATAGGTTACTCGATAACATTTCTCTCTGCCTATCCTTCGAGATAATTCATCCCTCATGGCATGACCAGATGGGTCATCATCCATAGCAAGGATAACGGTATTTGCTCCCATAAGGTGTTCTTCTGCTGATAATAAATAAGAGAATTTCCTATCGCTTGGATTGGAATTGGGGGCTATTGCCCCATCAGGAACACTCACCACGTTATTATAACCAGCCTGTACCATCGAAAGGGCATCCATTTCCCCCTCTGTTATTATAACGGCTTCCATCCCGACCATGTGGTCAAAACGATAGAAGCATTTCTCAGCATCCTTAGATTGGCGATACTGCTTATCCGAAGTCCTACTTTTGATATTTACAACCTCACCGCCCTTATAAAAGGGGAATTGAATCCATCGGTCTTTATAACCAATCCCCGCATCACCAACTACCGCCTCAGATATACCTCTATCCCCGAACCATTTTATAACCTCTTTAGGTAGGTCGGTCAAAGGTTCGTCGGGTTTTACGATTGGTCTCCCGATTGGGGTTCTTGTCTTGTTTATGCTCCCCTTCCATCCACAATGGTGGCATTTATAAACACCCTCGTCTATGTTAACACTAAGGCATTGATCTGAAGATTTACGCCTATCGTTAGAACATTTTGGGCATTGTGTTTTCTCCTGCCCAGAAGAATGTCTTAGGTTTATCCCTAATTCATCGAAGGTCATTTCTTACCCACACTCGGGACAGTCTTGGGCTACCATTGGCAACCGATCAAATGCTTCATTGTCGATATAATAAAACCCATCAGGATCGGTATCCCACGGTTTATTACATTGGTCGCATCTTCTCGGTTGGCTTTTAGATCGCTTACTGTCATCACGACCTTTTTTTCTTAGCCTCTCCGTATCTTCTTTTAAATCAAACCATTCTTCTCCGAAGTAATATACAAGAGATTCAAAACTACTCAAGTATTTCTTATGATGCCGACCACCCTCAGTCTTAACTGCTCCACTACTCGGTGATACCAGCCCTTTCCTTACCATGTCTCTAATTTCGGGGTTTCTTAGACCCCCCCATAGTGTTTCCATTTTATTCTCCTTTAGAATATGTTAATATCTATCTCGGTATCTTCATATATACCCCTACTGCTCGGATAACAACTATCATCCAATTTTACATATTGGCATTTTTCTGCACCCTTTTTTCTCCGCTTGACATAAACGCCTTCGATCTCATACTCCGCTAAGACATCAAAGTCCACAGTCTCTTCGTTCCATTTAGTGTCCCTCTCATACCGATATAAGTTTGGCTTGCCATTTATGTCGATGGAAAATGTTATTTCCTTATCGTCAAAATCCAGTTTATAGTCTTGTTTTTCTAAGAACCACTTGGATATAGCCTCTGAAAATTCCCATCCGTCTATTTGTAATCTCATCTTATTCTCCTTTAGTTAGTGTACTTGATTTGTAAATTGGCAAATTTAGTCTGCCCGTTTTTACTTTTTGTTCTTAAAGTTCTGAGAGATAATAAATTAGATGACCAAAAATCATCATCTGTTGCCCATCTTATAACATCCCGAACTTCCTTCTCGCCCCACCCGTCGATAGTTATAAGATCGAATAAGGTATTTACAGAGCCGACTGTTAGTGTATTATCATCAAACCAATCTGACTTTATATGATTAGGGAATTGTTTATGTTTGGCAGTATAAAAATCCGTTACTATCTTCTTGAGATATTCCATCTGCCCCTGAGTAATATTTTCATTGTATTTAATTTGATGCCTCTTATTAGAGTATATATATCTTATATTATTATTTATAATAATAGCATCGCCTGTGTTTGATATGGCTTTGGCATTGCCACCCTCTGGAGAAGTATCTAAAATGGCATCTACCCCACCTTGTGTATTTGATACGGCTTTTTGTAAATTAACATTACCCCCACCTTGTAGATTTGACACGGCTTTTAATATAATATATCTTTTCTTAAATTTTTGGGTGTTTTCTTCCTTCTCAATTATAACATCAATGTAATCAAGTTCCCTAAGTTTAGTCATTGATGCGGATACTGTAGCCTTCGTACATCCAGTAACATTGGAAAAGTATATGTTATTCTTAATACATACCCCCCTGTCATCAAGGTTGGCAGTAATCTCACAATAGATCAGCTTATCCCGAGGGGAAAGGTCTATACTATGTCTAATAGGTTTCGGAATATAACCTATATAACTCATTTCTTATCTCCCGTTTACTAAGATTAAACCATATAGCGTATAATTGTTTCTTACTCATGGAGTTAGCCTTAGACCTTTTCATCTTAAATCTATTCATTGCCCAATCGACAAGTTCATACTTATATCTGTAAGGGCAGAACGGGGGCGGAGAAAGGAGGAAACCGCCCTTAGTCCGTTCATAAAATTGGTTTGACACACTTATCAAAATAATCACATTCCTTTCCATCCCGAACTAAACATGGCTTGCCTTCTTTTTCCTTATCAATCCATTGTTCAAGATGTTCCCCAATCATCACACCCATGCAAATATAACCAGTGCTATAATTGGCACAATGTTGTAAGGGTACAATAATTTCCTTTTTATTCATGGTTTACATTAATACTTATTGGATAATAATACAACAGACAATGCGGCATAAAAACATGACAATATTACGCATTATATAACTCAAGGTCATCCTCAAGTTCATGTATGTATTTCCAGCATTCTTTTAGTTCATCATTGGCATCTTGTAGCTGGCGGTTCACTAATAACACACCGCACCAAAGTCCAAACAAAAATCCTACAGTAGCGATCCAAAATATATTCATTTTCTTGTTCCTTTATTAATATCCCAAGTATCTAATATATCAGTTCTAAGTGTCTGTATTTTATAATCTCCGTTGGATAAATCGGTTATGTCCCTGATGACATCTTTAGGCAGTTCGACACCATACCAATATTTAACCATCTCTTGATTTACTTTTTGTTCGTTCATTCTTGACTCCCAGAATAATCGTTATTGATTTTATATTTATCATCACCTACTTTTTCTACAAAGCCTCGCAGTAATGCTTTTTCCAAAAGTTCATCAGTATCCAATTCAAAATTGAGACTTGGGGCTTGCTGAAGATAAAGTTCGTCCTTAGTTACTATTATATCATCCTTGTTAATCATTCTCACTTTTCTGGTTAATAACCATTCTATGTGAGATTGTGCTTGCTTATCGCTTTCAAATAGCTGACAGGAATCACATCTTTGGGTCTGGGTTTCCCCTGCTTCAGTATCGTAAACATCCGTCAAATACCCCTTCCCATCACACGCATCACACACCACCTCACTTTCTATTTCTATTTTTCCACCATAAGGCATCTCTGTAGTGTGGTCTATTAGTTCAGCATTATCCTCGTCCAATCCGTTCTCATTCCACCACTCAATTAACTTTTTCCTTGAATCAGCCCTTAATTTCCACCTTGCCCAATTATAGCCATCATCTTCTTTTACTATGTATTCCATCACTTCACCTCACTTTCATCAAGCAACTTCGCATCATCTACTTTAGTAATGTTGAGTCCCAAGATAACTTTAGAACTGGTGCTTGGCTCGATATATGTTTCAGACTGAACAATCTCTACACGATCTCCATCTTTCCAGTTCACCAGATTCATCACTACTGGAGGTAGGACGAGTTCGCCTATAGCATTGCTATGTCCTCTAACGTATATTGTGATGTTCCCATTTTTAAAATCCTTCAACATTGTCTTAGCCATCACTCCACCTCACTTTTTTTTATTAGATGTTTAATATATAACTTCAATCTCAATAATTGATAGGTTATATAATTCTCATTTTCCTTCAAAATGTGATACTTGTCGCTTATTATCATGGATTCTAAAATAAGTTTCTTATCCATTGATTCAGTATTTCTATTTATCATTTTTATCTCTAAGATATTTTAAGATTGTACGTCTCAAATCAGCACTATGCTCCTGCTCATGGATATAATCATTGTGCAATCTACCATAAGATCGGTATAATGTTGCCAAAAATATAGTTACGACTATAGAATAAGCTATTACTAAGTGATTCATTTTCTTGTTCCTTTTTTTGTTTCAAAATTTTTAAATATGGGCTTGTACTATCGCTCCAGATAGTCTTGGTAGGATTTTTACACTATGTTTCATGATACCTCACAAACCCATTTTTCAAATAACTTTTTTTATTTCCAAATAACTATTCGAGTTTATAACACTTGAAATATAAAAGTCAAGTATTATTTTAAATTTTTGGGGGGAATTTCACCCCCCTTGTTATTAGTTAAATAAATCAAAGCCATATTTAATGACCTTGCCACTCTTATTTCCACCGACATGAAAATCTTTATTCCATGTCTGGAGAAATACTTCGTCCTTTTTGAAATCCCAACCTTTTTTGTTGCGAATAGAAATGCCACCTGTAATGTCGCATATCTCCCATTCGCCTTTTTGCTTTGGTACTATTTTGCAGTAACATTTTGATACATCACCATTCGCTCTTGCGTTTTTCATTGCCTTTTCGATGGTGTCGCCTGTACCCCAACAATAACTACCAACAACTAAGAATTTATAGTCTTCGTTTATTTCGAATCCCATAAGTTTATGGATTGGTTTTTTCATTTTCTTCTCCTTTATTTACATTGTCAATTAACTGCCAGAAGCTAAACAACAATATTAATACAAGTCAAGTCTTTTTTATTATTTTTTCTTATTGAGATCAATTAATTGCATTTTACACCATTTTAACTTTTTTCCCCCCTGCTGAGACTGAGCTGACGGCACTTTCTCGGCATAAGGCATACCTACTATCGCCTATATAAAATATCTCCATTATAATATAATTTTGAGCCATATAGAGCCATATAACTATTATTGATAATGAGTCTCAATAAGGCATGACATTTTGTCAGAGTCAAATTGACAGACAAAAAATAAATTATTTTTCTCTTGCTTTTTATAAAAACTCTTATTTATAATGAGACTCAATCTCATTTATAAAATATAATGCGATTTATAAAATAACACTTGCTTTTTCCAAATTTTCTTATTGTTACTGAGATTCATTCTCAATTATAAATTATAACATGAAATATAAAATTTTACTTGACTTTGTCATGTTTTCTTATTGCTAATGAGAATCAGTCTCAATAAGGAATCTTTTTCTGCCTCTTTTCGTCTAATTTTGCTTGTAATGGCTCGAAATAGGGTCAAATTGGGGTGATTTTGTCTTAATGGGGTATTGATACCATTAATTGATAAAGAGGGCGTAAAAGGTGCAAATATCGTCAAAAAATGGCATTTTAGGTGGTGGGTTGTGGTCTTATTAATTTTAGACACAAAAAAAGCCCCTTTTCAGGGGCTTAATTCGTTGATAAAAGCGAATTGCTCTTTTATCTTATTTTGGGAAGTACGCCCAACCGCCCGACCATCTCGGTTTTACTGTAATATCGGCAACTTCAACCGCTAAACCGACATGACATGAAGTAGTTTGGCTATATGAATCCTCGCCCCTAACGAGCAAGGCTTCCTTTTCTCCATTATTTGTACGTCCGATCTCCATTTCATACGAGAACAACGAACCGCCCGCACTTCTCATATTATTAGACTGGGCAAATTGATTCCGCCCCCATGCTTCGGCTACTTGTCTGTTCTTCATTAGATCACCTCATTTTTTAACTTGTGAACTTGTCCCAATAGATACGCAATAACACCCATCAAGACCAAATCAAGCCCGTTAATGTGTATTTCTTTAATTAGTTCCATTATTTATTCTCCTCTATTAATAATTCTAAAAGCCAGTTTATTTTTATACGAATGACTTCCATTTCAAAATGTGTGATCATTCGTTCATCTTTAGATAGTTTTGCAAAACCTAATCCAAAATCTTCTTCAGTTCTTATTAACCTACCTAAACGATTGTTGATTGTTTCAAGTGCATTTCTTAACATTATTTACTCTCCTTATTTAGATATTGCCGCATAACTTTAATTTTCGCACCTAATTCTAAAATGTCTCTTTTCAGAACTAATGGAATGGGGCTGTTAATATCACCGTTAATGAGCCAATAAATGTGATCGTCATCCAACTTATTGCAGTCTTCGTACAACTTTACGACAGACCGAAAATGAGCATAGATCGAGCAACCAATCAATGAAACTTCATAGCATGGGTTTAGCTGAATTTCTCTTATATCGTCGTTTATTTTGTTGATTATTTTATCCATTATTGTAGCCTTCTTCCATTGTTTCGATTATTTTAAATGTCTCACCTTCGTAAGAGTCTTTTTGCTCCTGTTTCACAATGTATTTAAACCAGTCGCCAAATTCAGGGGAAAAATTTCCGTCTTTATTCCAGTCAATCCACAGGGTGTAATATGTGCTTGGGATTGCACTGAATGAAAATTTACCCGATTTTATTCTTATTGATGGTGATGGGGCTTTAATTGGTTTCATTATTTCGCTCCTTTTTTAGCTTCGATTATTTTATCAATTGTATGATCTTTGGAAATCCTATCCCATTCATTCAATGAATTTCCGTCCATGTGGAATAGTAATGCACAATAACCCCTTAACTTGAACCTATTTAGCCATTCTTCCCTATAGTATCGGTCGACACTTCCAAAGCGGTTTACAAGCCACACTTCTATAAACTCTATGACCGTCTCCTTGGATTCATCCATGAGATCGGTCAAATGAGAAAGCCCGTATTCGTTGCCCTTCTCTTCTATTATCTGTCTATCTGTTTTCATAATCGTTTCCTTTTTTTTATTCAATTGTTAGTAATACTCAGTCATTCAATGGGTCATGCTATTAATATATATATATATAGGGCTAAACCTTTTTTTATTTGTGGCGGTCTTGGTTTCCCTATCTTTAACAATATCAGATCAAAGCGGGTATTTTAATTATTTTTATTTTTCTTCGTATTTTCTCCGATTTCTTCGCACCGATTGACTCCTAAAATACTAAATTAATCTATTGCTAAACATACGGGGGTCAAATTCTCAAGTAATTTTAAAACATATTTTCCTCCTCAGTAAGCAAGAACCGTGCCAAACTATTTTTGATAATATTGGATCAATTTGGGGTGCGTTTGGGATGTGTTTGGGGTGCAGATCATAACCCCGCCCAAACCTTAAATTCTTCCGTCCAAACCCCGTTTGACCTTAAATTTTTAGGTTTGTCGATATTTGGGGGGTGGGGGCGGATGGGTCTTTTTTAGGGTGGGGGCACCCGTGTACCTCTCAAAATGAAATATAGCATTGTTTGCCCTAAGTCCAGTTATAAAAGGATTTGAAAGAAAGTCCTAAGAAGAAAAGAAGGGTTAGTTTTAGTGTCTCTTGCTATAGGGGTATTAGTGCCTCATG